CTTGCATGGAACAAAGGATCACTGGAGTTAGAAAATGGTTCTAAAATCTTGGCTGCTTCAACTTCTGCAAGTGCTGTACGAGGCGGGTCATACAATGTTATCTTTTTGGATGAGTTTGCATTCATTCCAAATCACATTGCTGATCAATTTTTTGCCTCTGTTTATCCTACTATTAGTTCTGGTCAAAATACTAAGGTAATCATTGTATCTACACCACGAGGTATGAATCACTTCTACCGATTGTGGCATGATGCAGAGAGAGGAAAGAATGAATATAAACCAACTGATGTTCACTGGTCTGAAGTGCCAGGTAGAGATGATGTCTGGAGAGAACAAACAATTGCAAACACATCAGAGCAACAGTTTAAGGTTGAGTTTGAGTGTGAGTTTCTAGGATCTGTTGACACTTTGATAGCACCAAGCAAGTTGAGAAATCTTGTATATGAAGAACCACAGATTAGAAATGCTGGGCTTGATGTCTATGAAAATGCACAATACAAACATGATTATCTAATCACAGTTGACGTTGCTCGTGGTGTGGAGAAGGATTACTCTGCCTTTATAGTCTTTGATATTACCACATTCCCGCATAAGATTGTTGCTAAGTATAGAGACAATCAAATAAAACCGATGCTATTCCCTAGTATCATATATGAGGTAGCAACAAAATATAACAAGGCATTCATATTATGTGAGGTAAATGATATTGGTGATCAGGTAGCATCGATCATTCACTATGATCTTGAATACGATAATCTTCTTATGGCATCAATGAGAGGAAGAGCAGGTCAAGTGATCGGTCAAGGATTCTCTGGTAAGAAAACTCAAATGGGAGTCAAGATGTCTAAGACTGTCAAAAAGGTAGGATCTCTTAACTTAAAGACACTCATAGAATCAGATAAAATAATATTCAAGGATTATGAAATAATATCTGAACTAACAACATTCATACAAAAAAATAATTCATTCGAGGCAGAAGAGGGATCTAATGATGACCTTGCTATGTGTCTGGTTATATATGCATGGTTAGTTCAAAACGATTACTTTAAAGAATTGACTGATCAAGACGTAAGAAAGAGATTATATGAGGAACAAAAAAATCAAATAGAACAAGACATGGCTCCGTTCGGTTTTATGATAGATGGGTTGGATGATGACACTTTTGTAGACGCAGAGGGGGATCGATGGAATAAAGCTGATGAGTATGGAGATCGATCATTTATGTGGGAGTATATGTAAAAGGTCATTTTGATAAATAATTTCTAGTTAAATCTGAACGGAACGGAGACAAAAGCATGGCGACTCCTCAAT